TCTAATACTTCTTTTATCTTTCATTTGATTTACTAATTTTCTTGACCAAGAAAAACCTGGATCACCACCCCACAAAGCCCAGGCAATCCTTCCGTTAGATGGATAACCTTCTTCTCCAGGTCTAAATCCTTCTGCTTTTTTGACTCCTTCTTGTCTGCTAAAAAAACTAAACATTCTTTTTACAGTAGTGTCTGACAAGTTTTCACCTGCCACAATTTGTCTTGCTCTTATTTGTCCAATGCGAGTACCACCTCGACCAAACTCTTTGCGCCAGGCAAGTCCTCGTCTAGCTTCTTCTTTCATACCCTCCGTAGGATAATTACTAATCGGCATTGTCGTTATCTTCGTTTAGATTTTCAGTATCAAATAACTCGCCTGTCATTGGATTAAACTTGTTACCAAAAGGCTCTAAGGCAAATTCAATATCAAATTTACTACTTAATGCTTTTTCTGAGTCAATCTCGCTAAAGTGTTCTGCAACATCTTTACCTTGTTGTGCTAAAACATCCTGCATTGTTGCAAGACCTTGATTAACATTTAAGATATTTGCTTGTGCTTGTTTCAATGGATCTACTGATTCATAAGCTCTTGATGTAAATGTTGGACTAGCAAATTTATCATATTTGGTAATCGGTAAAGTTACATCACCTACTGTCATTGCTTGTAATAACCATTCTCTGTAAAGAGGTATTGCAAAGTGATGAACTATAAAAGATTGCATTTGTTTAAAACTATCTCTCTCGCTTATAAGACCCACTCTAGCACTACTAAAGCTTGTTTGAGTAAGATCACCACTTAATGAAGCATAACTAACTCCTAGGCCACTAGCTATCGTTCTAAGCATAGCTTTATCATAATCCGGCATCTGTGAAGTCGGATGTTGTGGATCAAAAAACTTAATATCATAGCCATCTGGTAATTGATCGAAAGTACCAGGTTCAAAATTCATCTGAGGTAAATACTCATTGCCACCATAACTTTCAGCATAACCATCACCACTTGGACTTGTTATAAAACCCATTTTACTTGCACCAACTTTACTAGCTACAAGCTCTGATAATCTATAGTCGTTTAGCCATTTAATGCTTGTCATTACTGATGCAATTTTAGGATAACCTCTAGTCTGACCAAATCGTTCTGGTTGATAAATGTGCATTATATCTTCTGCATTTATTCTTTGAGATCTTTGTAATTGCTGATCTGGATAAGCATCTTGATAAGGATTGTTTTTTAACCAATAGCCTAACGGTTTTAATGTTCGTCTATCTACTTCTACACCCATTCGTATTTGACGCGTATCAGATATATCTTTATTTAATCGACTATCTAAAAAATCAGGTTCTATAAATTTTAATTTAAGACCTTCTCTTGTTTTTATTTTTTGTACTAAAACTTCACCATCTCTTAAGATGCCTACAACAATAGCTTCGTATAAATCGTTCATTGTGTAAGTTTCAGAAACTTCTGGACTTTCTGAGAATTGATACCACTTATATTCAATCAAATCATTGGCAAAATCATCCAGGCTACCATCGGCATCTCTTCCTTTTACTTTTAATCTAAAACCTTGATTACCTACAACACCTTCTTTCATAAGTTGTAAATAACGAGTTATGATACCGTTATTACGAGCTAAATCTCTAGCTCGATCACGCATTAATTTAAGATTGTTTTCTAACTCACCATCAGGTGAACTATTCATAGTATTCCAATCGTTAAAAAGTCTGCCTGTATGCGAAGCTGTAAAGTTTCTTTTCTTAGTCCGCTTTCTTCTAAATCTATCCCAAAAAGCCATAACTACCTCTAAAATCCATTAAAAAATTTGGCTCTGACAACTTGACCTGTATGGAGACCTTGTTTGGCCCTTTGTTGTCTAAGCTCTGTAACAACTATTCTTTCGTAATAGTCTTTTGCTTCTATCAATTCTTGCAGAGTCATCTTTGTAATACTTCTACCTGCTACAGAATATGAGGTAACATCTTCTGTTTTACCTTCAAGTAGTGCTTTAATGGATTCGAGAACCTTTTGTGCATGAGATCTGGTATCTTTACCAATACCCTGTAATGCAAAATCTTCTCTAACTTCTAATTGATTTTCGTAAACTAGGAAACGGCTTGCTCCGTCATCTACAAAACCTTGACCAGAATAAACACCTGGTGCGTATGCTGATGTTGTTGCTTTTGGTACAGTAACTCTAAATGTATCATTGTTATTAGTTGCAGTAATATCAAAACTATATTTACCTGTAACTTCTCTGAAATAATAAGTTAGTGTATAAGTCGATGCCTTGTAATCAGTATAAGTAACTTCCCATTGCCAAGTAGTACCTGCTTGTGCTTGTTGTGGTTCTGTTTTTAAATATTTGCTGTATAAATCACTCATTATTTACTCTCCACTTTCATTGTAATTGTGCGGACAAAGGTTCTTGATTGATTTGTTACAATTGTATTTGTTAAAACATAAAAATAGTTATTTTTACCACCACTTATAAAAGCTGTCGTAGTAACTCCACTTGTACTACTACTAACAACAGTTAAATCTGTTGATGATACTGACCAAGATGATGATGTTATACTCTCACCACTTGCAATAACACTTCCATAATCTACCGAGTAATCTAAAATGCCTGCGCTTGATTTAGTAACTTGCACCTGGCTTTGAGTAGCAACTTTATATGGTTCTTTAACCATTATCTACTCCTTAAGCTAGTGTGAATACTCCTGATGCGTTTATTGTGATTTGGAAAGTTGAGCTTGTCGAACTAACTGAACCACCACCTGTATCAAGATCTACATATACTATAAGCGGATCATTTGTTGCTGTATCATCAAACAATACAGCATATTTAGCTGTGATAGTTACTGCTGAACCAAATGAAATATCGGCACAGTCAAAAGTAACTGTTCCGCCTGTTTCTGTAACTGTAACTGATCCTAATGTCTGTCTTGCGTAGTCTGAGTCTGCGCACTCGTTAGTAATATCTGTTAAAACACTATGTGTTGCACTCGGTGTATAACTCGAGGTTGTAAGTAAGCATTTTAAAGTGTCATTATCTAAATCAATCTCTGCTTTAGCTAACTTTTCTTTAAAGTCGTTATAAAATGTCCAATTTCCTGCTGACATATTGGTCTCCTATTTAAGCTATTTTTGTTATAATTTCTCTATCATCAGTTGCGTATTCAATGCGATCATCAACTGCAAAGATAGTGCCACCACTACCTCCTGCTTGAGTAATTATTGTTGGTTGTAAACCTGTAAGCGTTAGTGTTCCGACACCTGGTCTTGAATCTACTGCTATTTGTAAAGATGCACTCTTGCCATTTAGACTTAGTGTACCTGTACCTGCAACTATCTTATCGCCATCAATAATAGTTACAGATAATCCTGTTAATGTTAATGAACCTGCTCCTGGTAGTGCATTTTCATTTTCATTAAATGTTGGTGTAAATGGAGTTAGATTTAAACTTCCTACACCAAGCGGAATAATATTTCCTATTATATTACTTGGACTAAATCCTGTAATATTTAATGATCCAACTCCTGCTGTTTCATTTATGCCAATTGCTAATGTAACTGAGTTACCTGATAGTGTTAAAGTAGCAGTACCAGGTGTTAAGTTTACATCGCTTGAAAATTCAGGTTGTAAACCATTTAAAGTTAAAGATACAACATTAGGTGTTACATTAACACCTGTAATAGATGTTGCTGTATTACCTGTTAAAGTTAAAGTACCTTTACCTGCTGTAACAACACCACCGATAGTAGTAGATGGTTGTTGAGCAGTTAATGTTAAACTACCTGTACCTGCTTGTGCATTTTCACCAATAACAAGTGATGGACTAAAAGCTGTTAAACTTAAAGATCCTGCAAAAACAGGTATGTTATCTCCGTCCTCTATATTTGGAGATTGTGGTGTTAAGGTTAAAGAACCTACACCACTTGTAATTATATTACCATTTACAACAGTTGGTGTTTGAGCTGATAAGCTTATACTTGCAACTCCTGGAGTTACATTGACCGCAGTTGCTATAGTAGGTGTTTTTGCTGTTAATGTTAAGCTACCAACACCAGGTGTTACATTTAATGTACTTATAAAGTTTACTGACTTACCACTTAATGTAAGCGATCCTGCTCCTGCTGTTACATTTACAGGTATTGCTGTTGTGCTTTCAGAGTATGATGTCTCTGAAAATGTAGTAAATCCATAAGACATCTATTAGTCCTCTTCTAGTCTTGGATCAATCCACCCTTCAATTGCTGTCCATTCTCCATTAGCATAAGAATATTTGTAACCATAATAATCATCTGGTACAGTTACTCCTGTATGCAATGTTGCATTGCCTGTATTGACATCAGATATTATTAAAGTTTCATTGCCATTAGCATCTTTAATAACAGACTTGTCTGAGTTTATCTCTACAATTTCATCATCATTAAATAAATATATTGAAGTATCTGCATGATCGCCACTACTCCAAGTTATAGTTTGTGCCATTTTGGTCTCCTTATGATTTAATTAAAATTTTTGTACTTGATAAAGCAGTACCACCTAATACTGATGGCGTTCCTGCTGTAGTAGATAGTGTTCCATCTCCCTGAACATACAACTGAGTACCAGATGTTAAGCTACTTTGGTTGCTATCCGTTTGTCCTGTAGTTGCTACTTTTACATCTTCATTGTCAGCAACAGTTTCTTGAGCAAAACCTATAAAGTTAGTAGCTGTTAAGTTTGGTGCTAATATACTGCCATTTGGAATTGTAACTATAGCTTCTAAATAATCATTAGCTTCTGTTACATAACAAACAATCGTCATATAATCAGAAGATCGGAAAG